TGGAACTTTACTTCCAACGTCGGCACGGACAGTTCGGTCATTCTCGAGGCTGACCCCAGCGCCACGGCTAACGTGTGCCTTGTGCCCACCACTTGGGGTACGGGTTGCCCCATGTACCTCGGTGGCGAGGACGGTTCTCTGTGCCAATGGGTGGAGGAGTCCACTGTGAATGCCACTCGCTCCGTGGGTCCTCTCGATTCGTTCAAGCTCATCCTCAACGGCCAGGATCGCTTCAAGGAGCAGTCCGGTAAGTACTTCAACCAGATCCAGCCCCACTGCCACCACTCTGGCACACCCTACCCAGGCGTGTACTCCTACTCCTTTGCGCTCAAGCCCGAGGAACACCAGCCGACGGGTACGTGCAACTTCTCGCGCATTGATAACGCCCAGGTTGAGATTAAGATGAAGCAGAATGAATTCTCAGCGACCGATAACGCCACGCTCAACATGTTCGCTGTGAACTACAACGTGCTCCGCATCCAATCTGGTATGGGTGGCCTTGCCTTCTCCAACTAAGTTCTAAATTAATCTTAAAACATAAATAAAAACTAAAAACAAAATATTATTAAATATGATTTCACGAATTTTTAATAATATTTTTAAGATGATGTCAACTTCAAAACCATCTCCAGCTCTTGGAAGATGGTCTCTCAAGCGTTGCAAAGAACTAGAAGATAAACACGTGTTCTATACAAATCGTGATCATTGTGGTGATAAAATCTGTGGTTCACCGATTGTACACAGTAATAAATAATGGGTTTGGGTACCACGGCTATGGTGACCTATGGGGTGTGTGTCTACGTGTTTCCCGTGTTGACTTTGAAAACAACTTATTTATTAGGGTGTTCTGTTAAAAAAATAACTCAAGGTATTCTTAAATATGGATGTCGAAAATATCATGAAAAAGTATCCCGACAGGGTACCAGTCTACGTGAGGAAGTCACCCACGTGCAAGAGTAATCTTAATGACCTAGAGAAACATAAGTACCTCGTACCCACGGACATGACAATGGGAAGCTTTCTCTGTGTCATCAGGAAACACATTAAAATTAGTTCCACACAGGCTATCTTTGTTTTTATAGCTAAAAAAAGTGTGCTCGTTCCTACCTCATCTATGTTTGGTGATTTGTATAATACACATAAAGAAGATGACAATATGCTCCACTTGGATTACACCAGTGAAAATACTTTCGGATGATATTATAATATAGAATGATTATATAAACTATCTTGATAACATCTGCATTGCTCATGTTCAAAAATAAATCAAATTTTTCAACAGAATACGTAGTTCCTTTAATCACATTAGTATTGATAAAATACACGGGTGGTGACTGGGATACTGGTTACAGGTGGACACCTAACGATCTGTATTACGTGTTATTCATATTAGGTATCAGCTACATGACCATAAAGATTTCAAACACTGTATAATAAATATGAATCTTTACACCGATGGAAGTTGCTTGGGAAACCCAGGAGTTGGAGGGTGGGCGGCAATCTGTGTGTCTGACGGGGACAATGTGTTTTTTAAAGTTGCAGGGAGTGACTCACACACCACAAATAACATCATGGAACTCACGGCTGTTATTAGGGGTCTTGAGCGGTACGGGAGTGGACCGGTGAAGGTCTACACGGACAGTAAGTATGTGATGGATGGTATCACCAAGTGGATCAAGGGATGGAAAAGGAACGGTTGGAAAACCTCCACCGGCGGAACAGTCAAGAATCGTTCACTATGGGAACAGTTGGACCAGCTTGTCACTGAGTTTGTAACCTTCGAATGGGTCAAGGCACACAACGGCGATCACTGGAACGAGGAGGTTGATACACTGGCTAGAAAATCTTCGCAAATATTAAAAACATGAATGGGCTCTTTTGGATATTGATTGCATTGGGAGCTAATATGTTATCTGGTATGTGTATCCGTAAAGGTCATGATAAGATCATAGACATGGGTCACAACATTCTTCCACTTTTTCCAGGATGCACCAATGATGTATTAGCGCTTATAACTTTGGTTTTGGTTTTTGTGTACAGAGATAGGTTAACACCCAAATACATAAAAGTGCTTTCAATTATGTTCCTATTTAGAGCAATCACAATATGTCTCACAGTTTTACCAATGCCTCCGGGGAGATCAAAATGTAAAGAGGGGCTCATACAACACTGCAATGATTTTATATTTTCGGGACACACCACGTTCAATGTAGTAACATCCTATTTCATAGGTAAACCAGTGTGGCCACTGTGGCCTATACTGACCTCCTTAGGAACAGTTGGATCTAGAAATCATTACACAATAGATGTTGTATTGGTTTGGTTTATATTTTTTTCATTATATATAAAAATCTGAAGAACCATAAAATAGTCTGTTGAATGTTTTATAACTATTTTCATGATTATTTCTATTGTACCCAATATCACTTAAAATAGGGAATTGACACGTGAAATGCTTTTGAATATTTTTAACCCAAAATGGTAACTTGTTTTCCTTGTTGAGAATTTTTCTATAAGGTTTTTGTTCATTGTCTATATCATCTATGTGATACAGTTTCATTTGTATACGGGGGTTATTTTCGTTTTCATAGTTTATAGATCCACAATGTGTAAGAGTTGCATCAAAAAGAATCGCATCACCCGGAGAACATTTGACATGTTCAGTCACATCCGTGTGGTAGATTTCATTTTTTATAGTGTGACTCTTAGATATTATATCTAGACAACTTTGCATTGGGTACAAATAAAAAATTATTGTGTAAGATGGATGCTTTTGCTTCTTGTTAAATATGTGAGAATTGTTGTCTTTGTGACACGTGTGTATCTGTGATTTTTTAATACTCATAATGTAGTCACTAAATTGGTAGTCACCGCCTAAGTGTTTTCGAATCTCCTCACCAACCTTTGGATGATTTATTATGTAGTACCTCATTAAATCTTGTTCATCATTATCAAAGTGTGTTCTAAGAATTTGTATGTCTCTTTCATCAAAACATGTAAATACACTTAGTCCATCCTTGTCCAAATTTCCACTTGTTTTTACTGTGTATCGTCTACACAATATAATTACTACGATTAGTATCACCAATATAAACAATATCATATATATATATTAATAATATTTTTTATACTTTACATGAATGGTCCATCACCGAATAGTAAACAACAAAGAGTACAAATAAATAAGAAGACCAACTCGGAAATAGGTACATCAATAATAATACTATTGATGTAATGATGTTTATAAAAAATTGAGGATAATCATTTACGATTGCTCTATATATTCTTTTTACACTTAAAGTACCTGGGTAACTTCTGAAATATGGATTACTATTCTTTTTGTTTCCGGTGGTCGGTATTACATTCTGAAATATAATTTCATCTTCATCAACTTTTAAATTGTCGAAATGTGAACAGCACATGTTTATATTTATTTGGTCATCTTTACAATTGAATGTTAAAGTTTTTTCCAATAATTGTCTTAGTTCCTTTGCGTATCCCATGTATAACCCTGCATTAGCAACTTTGTTATTTTTACAAGAACCAAATACATGTTTTACTAATGGATTGCTATTATGTTTTGATAACAAGATCCTACAGTTCAGTTTTTTAAATGTACTCTCTAAATCATGTGTGTCTCTTACTATGTTTGTGTCGAAACCATCCAAAAATATAACTATTTCATCATCGTGTGTGTTTTTAAGATATTCTATAATACCGATAGACTTGTCTCTATAACCATTCCATTTCTGACCCCAACCCAAAACATCAATTTTTACACCGTATTTGTTGTTAATAAGTTCTTCAAATTTACCTTCTGAGTGTGTTGCATATGTCAATATTTTCATTATTTAACTATATGAGTATATTTTTTTCTGAGATACAATTATAATAATGTGCTATAGGTACGAATATTACAATTTTTCAAACGGTAAATTTGATGACATCATAGACTGTACATATATTTTGTTAATGGAAAATTCACCGAGAGAGAGAAGTATTTTAGAAACAGTTTCAAAATATACATTAACGTCAAAATGTATAATCCAATACAACAAAGGATACAAAAAATGTAAGAAGGATTTAGAAAAACAATTGCCCAATCACGATTTGGTTCATAGTCTACAGACTGTTTTTAAACACGCAATCAAAAGTGATTATCAACGAATTTTGGTTTTAGAAGATGACTGTATGTTTGATGAACGTATCAATGATCCAAAAGTTATTCGTGATATATCAACATTTATTCATAATAATGATCCAGAAATTTATAGTTTAGGTACTCACTCACATTTTTCATTTCCGTGGGAAATTCTTTTTTCAAATAATCAAAGACTGCTTTTTACGAATTTGGCTCATGCAATTATATACAATATAAAATACATGAAAGAAAAGTGTGATACTAAATTTCTTTTTAATCATACCGATAATGAACTTATAAGACATTGGGATAAATTTACATATTATAAACCATTAGCTTATCAGACTTTTCCGGAAACGGATAATTCAAGTGCGTGGATTTTTAATTCAAAACCTTTTTTAAATCGTGTAATGTTTCACCCACTGAATCTTCACAATAAACCCCAACCCGGGTTTGATATTTTAGTAAATATTAGTAAATTAATTTGTTTTATAATATTTTTAATATTATTATACTATTTAAAAAAGCTGTTTAACAAGATTTTTTTCTATTAGGTTATTGAGTAATTTTTTCTCATCATCCCAATTGTGGGAGTATGAAAAAAATTTACCTATTTTATCATTTAATGTTAACTCTCCTATGTGATCCGTTGGATTTGATGCATCTAGATCAAAACCGTATATGTATGGTGTCGTACCACACTCTAAACAAAGTAAAATCATGTACATACCAAGAGAAAATGTACCATTGAAATTGTATTTTTTGTGAAAATAATAATCACTTGGCAATGTTGGAACTCGTTTAAAGGGATCTTGAAAAAATTTTAAAATAGGGTATACAATATACTTGCCAGTGGATCTAAACAGAGCGAAACGATTGTTATATTTTTTGTGTGAGGGATTCGAACAGCAAATTAATTGGTTGACTATCCATATATCAGTTTTTGTACCTATTTTAGCTTCGTATCCAGTTGTCTTAAAATCATTAAATCTTACCACATTGAATGTTCCCGAGTCTATGAGTGATCCCATGTCATCAGAAACCCTTGGCGAGTTTCCTATTAATAGAACTGGTTTGTCTTTAATCTGTTTCTTGAAATCATTGACACTCAAACTATCAGAATAAAATATATATATTAATAATATAATTAAAATGGTAATTAAAAATATCATTTATTATATACATGTTATTTTTATTTTGTACTTTATGTTTGGTGGATACATGAACATTAACATGAACACATATCTGACAGTATCAAAACTAACAATATTTGGCTGGATAATGTTTGGTATGTGTATATTAAATAAAAATCAAGGGTACCCAGATAACTCGTTTTCAAAAAAAATATTCAAAGACATGGGGTTTTCGTCATATGATAATGGTGACAAGTTTACTATGTTTTTGATATTATTATCAATTTCAAATGCGATAAGAAAAACAGGGGATTGGAGTATACTATATATAGTAGGATTATACACTATATCATCAAACACGGGCTTAAAGAAAATACTCTATAATAAGGTATAAGACCAAGTAGCTCAGTGGATAGAGCGTGGAGCTTCTAACTCTGCGGTCGCGGGTTCGATCCCCGTCTTGGTTACTTATCATGGTCCCTTAGCTCAGTTGGTTAGAGCGTGGTGCTTATAGGTAAATCACTTGTGATTTGAATACCCCCATACCAAGATGGGTCACTCCATCGGAGGCACGCCAAGGTCAGCGGTTCGAGGCCGCTAGGGACCACGACACAGAGTACCACGGTACTCTGCGGCTCCTATAACTCAGTTGGTTAGAGTGTCCGGCTGTTAATGTAAATACGAAGCATTTGATTCTGGTACCGGTAAGTCAGAGGTTCGAATCCTCTTGGGAGCGGGTGGATTTCCACCAGTGATGTGATGCCCGAGTGGTCTAAGGGGGCGGACTTAAGCTCCGCTGTGTATAAACACGCGTGGGTTCGAACCCCACTCACATCAAACCCCCTTTTTTACATAAAGGTAACAATCCCTATGTAAAAAATGGACGTTGATTTACCCAAGCCCTACTTTGACAGAAAACTCTACTACGATGATTTTCTCAAGAAACTATTGGATTCCAGAAAGGAAACCGACAAGGTTCCAGGTTACAATTATACTTTTTTGGAGTTTAAAAAACTTTTGTTCGAAAGTTCCCTAGAATACACCAAAGACGGCGGACTTAGGTTTTCCGCGCTAGGTTCATACCTTTCACTGGATCAAGTGAAGAGATACATGATGCATGGAGATTGGGATGATCCAAATTACACAAAGAATGAACGTAAACTGGCTTATAAAATTTACCTCCTAGAAAAGAAATTATGCGACTGTGCGTGTGGGTCAAAAAACACATCTTGAACTGGAACTTTGTTCTGTGGGCCTACGGGGTAAAAAGATTATTTACTATATAGTAAATATGAGAACCGTGCCGTTTCCTGTGTTATACAGGATTCTTGCCCTTCCCAGAAGGGGTGTGAAGGTGGTTATGGAACACAGAAAAAATAAATTCATCAACAATTATGGTGAACTTCCCCAATTTATCAACGGCGCAGACGGGGATCCATGGGACGTCATAGTGCCCGGGTACGCCACCTTGGAGTACGGCAAGCCCTACAGGTTCAAAAAGCTCATAGGAGTCTATGCATTACCGGATGACAATCACAAACTCATTGTTGATGTGTATACCGAACACAATAGGGACACTTCCAAGATACAGAAACAAATAAGGAAATTTAAAAAAAAATACGAGGAACATACCAAACTGAAAGGTTCGGTTCTATATTTTTAAATACCACTAAATTCTCAATTTAATCATTACTAATCCCAATAACGGCACAATCCAACCGTCTGCCTGCGTGTCCCGTGGTCAGTGAGTCTGTGTGACCGCCTTTGCCTAGATCATCCTCCCCCTCGTGTATAATGAGAGATCTTCCAATGATTGAACCCAAAGAAAATTTTTTAGTCTTGAAGTGAACCGTGCCGTTGATGACGTTGCCGAGGTCACCAGCGTGGCTCTCCGGGTCTCTGAGACCGCCGTGGGGTTTACCCTTAGGGTTATAGTGCCCCCCGGCCGCCTTACACCCCTTGCCCGAAAGGTCTCCGTACTCGTGAATGTGGAACCCGTGTTTCCCTGGAGGCAACCCCGTTAGTTTACCCTTCACGGTGACATACCCATCGTGTCCACCTTGGATAAATTCAACCTCTGAACCCTTAAGATCACCTTGAAACACGGCTATTGCTTTCATTTATAATATTATGTTATAATAAATGCCTAAGGATATATTTTTACCATCTACAAGTGGAATAACCATTGAAAATCGTAGACCTGAAAATGATGTATTAAAATTTCCTAAAAAATTTAAATTTGATATAAGTTTGGATTTACCAGTAACGATACAACCTGGTAGTGAACTTGTTCTGAATGGTCCAAAATTTGACAAGAAACCATACGATATTGATTTAGTTTATACTTACTTCAAAGACAATAGCGAAACACATGTGTTAAACGTTGTTACACATTCAATTGGAAAATTTAAACATCAGACAGATTTACAAGAAAAAAGATTTTACAAGGATGTCCATAAACAGACAACGATACGTTTATTTAATGTACCTGATGAGGAGAAGAAGGGCGACGGTAATCCACTTTTGGGAAGGTTTGTTAATAGTGCTGGTGTAACCCATTTATTTCACATTTCAGCTATTGGTAGTGATTTGGTTTTTAAAGATTATGATGTTGATTTAGACAACAATTTAAAATTAACATACGAAAACATCGGAACTACACCAATTATCTTACATAAGACACTCACAATGGAATCGCTCATATCAACAGCATTCCCAAGAACAGTTGGTAATCAGATTACAAGATGTTTTGGAAATAAAGTTTTAGTAACTGGACACAAATTTGGTAGACATCTTACAAACCCACCGACATTCGAGGATAATGATGAAATGCTTGTTCATACAATAACCAATGGGCAAATTACATCCACTTCTAACATAAGTGATCCAAGTGTCATCACATGGGATCCTCAACTTTCAGGTGATTCTTATTTAAACTTTGGGTGTGTTTCAGGTTGTGTGAATGCATTGGACGCTGACGAATATTTTGTAGCTTTTACGACATACAATAACAAAGTGTTACTATATGATTCAAGAAGTGGGTGGGAAGACAAAACGGGTGGAGACATAACAACACAACCACCTGGTTTATCAGTATCTGACTTTAGGTTTACGTATCCACATACAAGTACATATACGACGTCTAGACGAGATGGTCTAAATAGAGCTGGTAGACCAATGGACATGAAACACATTTCATCCACTGGAAATATTCATGCTGTAGTATGTGGGTTTGCGGATACTCTTCATGAACCAAGAATAGCCTTATCAGTTGACAACTTGGAAACTTTTACAACTATTTTTGACAATACTACGCTTGCCACTTTAAACATAACTCCATTCGATTATAATAGCCGAAAGAATAAAATAAACAGAGAAATTTACACCAAAATGATAGATGAAAATACATTTTTTGTAAAAACATCTGTATTTGGGGAATACAATAGTGGTGAATATCAGTTTCCTTTAAATTTACTTTTAAAAACAACTGATAGTGGTTCTACTTGGACAGATATCATGGAGGATCACTTGGAGTTTCGAACGGCGGGAAACACTACTATTTTCATAAGTGAGGATGGTATGGACATTTACGTTATGATATTCTATAAGAATCCAACTACAATCGCCGATGAGTCCGACGTAACTTTATCAGGTGATACACCCTTTTTGGTGATACCACCTGATGTATACAATTTAGATACGGATACACGTGTTTTAAAGATGAATTATAGTAATGACGGTGGATCGACATGGGCGTATACAAGTGGATCATGGATAGATATTCCTGTGGCAGCCGATACATCCACGTTTATATCGAACAATAATTGGAGAATAGGAGTAGAAAATTTTAGTCTCGCGGTAGAAAGTGGTTCGGCTCCATTCATTTTTCGTGAAAAAACAACAAATGCTATAATTGTTGGTTTTGTAATAGCAAATTATAATGGTGGATACGCATATTACACTTCAAATGACAATGGAAATACGTGGAAACCATATAATGTCTACAGTCCAAAAGATATAGCAGGACAATTGAAAGATGGATATCAACACGGTGCAAGAAATGCATATGCAGAATATCCTCTTTCAGCTCATGATTATACAGACAACCATTTAATTTCGGTAGGAAGTTTAAAAACAACTCCACCAGATGTGGGTAATCCCAATACTGTATACACTTCACAAGAAGGCGCATTTTTTAAAGAAACTACAATAAATCTAGACGAAACCAGATACCCAAGATCTGGAATGGTCATTACACGTATTAATAACAATGTGTTAATTGATAGAGTAGAGGGTCATTATACATAATTTTCTTATTATATAATAAATGCCTAAGAGAGCTCACATACCTGGAATTATTTCAACTTTGCATACAACTCATATAAATCCTGAATTTGGTTTAAAGGCACCAGAGGAATTTGATATGGGTACACAGTCTCTAGAATATCCTTATGTATGGAATCCAAATGCAACTATATCATTTACCTACACATTTGACGAAGCACCAGTGGAGGTTTTTGTTGATGAAGTGTACCGATACGGTGACAACACAGAACCATCCAGCGCACCATTTTCATCTTTAATAGCAGGTAATGGAGAAATATCCCTTACAGGTAAAAATATTGCTTTGATTAAAAATGGTTCACAGTATAGATTATTCAATGAAGATCCCACGGATGAATTTTCGAGAGGTATTTCTATTTCTAAAGAATATGGAGAAAAGGTTCAATCTGGAGAAGTTTTCTATGGTCACTCCAACACGGTAACCAGTCACATTCTTCACCATGATGCAGTTGGTAAAAAGATTGTTCTCGTTGGATACACACTTAACGGTAAAAATGTCACAGTGACCTACAAGAGTGAAGAAACCTCACCATTCACTTTGAGACCGTTCACGACTCTGGAACCTTTTCCAGTAACAGGTACCTCGACAATATTTAATCGTCACGATCATCTTGCTATATCAGTGTCTGGGAACAAAATATATATGTGCGGTATGCGTTTTGGATCTTCCGATTCACCAATGAGACAAATTATTATTTATGATAAAGATACCTATGAATATAAACCTTTAGAGGTACAGGGTTTTGATGTATACCCTTTACTATCCGATAGTAGTAATGAACCATATATAAGAGGTTTCAGTGTAGATGGAGACTATCTGGCATTGGTATGTGAAGGAGATCAACCAAATTATGACGTGTTACTTCACAAAATATCAACCAATGAATGGTCTAACAGAAATAATTCTATTGTTGCCGCAGATCATTACACTAGCCAAGATTCTATAACATTTGGTAAAAAACCCTTGGATATAAAATATCTTGAATCTACCGGAAATGTCCACGGAACGTTTACTTGTTTTGAAAATGACTCGAAACCAAAAATTATTTACAGTAGTAGCAATTTGGAAACGTGGACTACTATATTTGATGAATCTAAACTGACTAATTCAGTTAATTCAAATATATATGGTCCTGTAACAGGTTTTGCAAATGCCGCAAATTGTATATCCAAGTCAACGCTCAGTAAAATAATAGACGAAGATACAATGTTTAGTGAATTTTGTTCTTACACTACAAACAATTTGTTTATTAGTCCAACAACTCTTACATATGGTTACAACGCTCAATTTTTGATAAAAACGACTGACAGAGGTGTTACATGGAATGACGTTATGGATGGTCACCCAGAATATTCATTTTCTGGAACAGTTCGCAATCACATAAGCGACGACGGTCAAAAAATATACAGTATGATTTTCTTTACACAGCAATCAGGTGCTGATGGCGGATTACCACTACCAACTTTTCCTTATACCAACGGAACTGTATTATTCAATTACAGTTCAGACGGAGGCACTACGTGGACGTACCCCACTGGAGGGTGGTCTCAAATTGGAAGTCCAGGAGAATCCGCTAGTGATTACTTTATTATAACAAATAATATAAACACACCTCGAACACTCGAAGAACAACATCTTACACACAAGACTATGTTGTATCCTCATACAGACGACGAAATTGTAGCGGTATTTAGAAATACGGATGATATTCTGGTTCATTATATATCAAGGGATGGAGGTGCCACATGGGTAACTGGATACGGTGAAATATATGGAAACAAAGCTTCTGCCTCAATTTTGCAAGGAGATTTGATTGGAAGTAGTCTATCACAGTATGAATCAGCTGGTTCAATAAGTATGGAACCTTTTGATGCCAACGATACATTTGGAGCTTATGTGGGGTACCATGGAGCTGTGTTTGAAGTAGATAACACTGACAAGTATTCAGTAAGCGATTTCATATTCGCTGCAATGGGAGGTGGATACGGTGGATACAGTGGTGATTACTCAGAAGACAAGATCCTTGATTCGTACATATACATACCCACGACCAATACAACTTCAAAAATCTCAAAATTAAAAGGTTACTATATATAAAATGCCAAAACGTATACACATTCCTCCTTACATAAGAGATCTTGAGTCGGAGAAAATTACAGAAGTCCAAGAAAAACAAATTCTCCCATTTTCTTTTGAAGAAAATTTCAGTGTGAACCTACCATACACGATACTAGCCAGATCCACATTTTCATTTTCATATACGTTTCCAAACAAACCGAATGAAATTTTACTTACAGATGTTAATAGATTTGGTGAAGCTTCAACGAATGGCACAGACTATGACTACTATCAATTGAAATTTGGTAGAGTTACAATTTCTATTATACGAGATAGTTATGTTTATTTGTTTGACGGAACTCAGACCAAACTATTTTGGTGGGGTACCGAGGGCGAACTATCAGAAGGAGTACTTACACAGTCTGAATATGCCAGTACACCGTCTTCTTCAACCTTTTTTGGACACTCTCCGAAACAAAATCACAGTCACATTTGTCATCTGGGTGCATTTGGTAAAAAAATTGTTCTCAAGAACTACACAGTGGAAGGAAACACTCTAAAAGTAACATTCTTCAACGAAGAAACCACCCCGGTGATTCTTGACAAATTTACTACTACAGAACCCAGAACTACAACAAACAAACTGATTTTTCCCAATTCCACCTCCAATGATTTATTAAATCAGGGTATATGTGCATTTGGTGATAAATTAATGATTTATGGAGATGCGTTTATAAATAGAAATGCGGGTAGTTGGGTAACAGATTCTTTAAATAACTCAAATATATATATTATAAACTCAAACTACAACTCATTAGAACACAACTCGGGTACAGAAAAGATCATAATGAGTCCAGAACATGGTTATGTCACAATTGATCAGGGCTCTATGGATTCAAATATATCTTACATGGTTGGTCTTGTTGATGAGAATAATGGTACAAGGTATAATTTCGGTGCCGGTGCTTGTGTGAAGCACAACGACGCAAACGAATACTTCGCGGCGTTTATGGTTGGATATATAGTTAATTCCGACATTAGATTTTTACTTTATGATTCAGAGACTGAACGATGGGAACTAAAAAATTCAACTAGCTTTACAAATTCAGTTAGTAGTATTTATACTTCACCGAAGGATTCTTTATTTTCAAGACACATTGGCAAAAAACCAATGGATATAAAACATATCGCATCGACTGGAAATGTCCACGCGATGGTGTCTGGATTCACTGGTGACTACGAACCAAAAATCATTTACAGTGATAGTAACTTGGAAACGTGGACTACTTTGTTTAGTGTGGGTGATTTAGCTTCTGTAAACTCCAACATAACAAGTCCTTCTATTTTAAGTACAGTAGTCGGAGAACCAGAACGAATAAACAGATCGCTATTCAGCAAAATAATAGATGAAAATACAATGTTTAGCGAATTTTGTACATATGTAAATGATTATGATTTTGGATTTGCAAATGATCGTGCTCAAGTTAACGTATTAATCCGAACGGATGATGGGGGATCTACGTGGAACGATGTTATGCAAGATCACCCAGAGTATACTTTATCTCCTAATCTATGTAATTATATAAGTGATAATGGTTCAAACATTTACACGATGATTTTCTATGGTGCAGGACAATATGTTGGAGGATATGGATATTCAGGAAATAATATTTATCCAAGCGGTGACAGATACCAAATACTGTTCAATTACAGTACCGATGGTGGAACCACATGGGTGTATCCAAGTGGTTCTTGGAAAGTTATAGATAGCATAAATGATGATAGTTTATCAATCTTTACAATGTTGAATAGTTTTACATTTCAAGCACAAAATCTTCAAAGGTTCAAGCATCAATGTGCTATTTATCACAATATAGAAACAAATGAAATAATTGTTGTTCATCCAGGTCTTGGAAATGGAAATGAAAACGTAGAAATTAAAATTTCAAGAGACAATGGTCAAACATGGGTGAATCCATATTCACCGGCTATTGAAGATTTTGAAAGTCGTCCAAATTATGTATATGGTTCAACGGATGGTGGAATTTTATCTTATATATTAAATCCAACTTTTACACCACCAAACATATTTAGTGGGAACGATATGTTTGCCGCTTTTAATATTTATACCGGGGGTCAAGACATTTCTAATATTTCCAGTGCATTCAGTGTTCACGATTGGATATTTGAATCTACGAGTTATGGATATACATCCATACCAATTGAGTATGAAGATTCTAGAAAACTCACATCTAGTCTTGTAGTAACACACACGAACGAAAGCGCTAAAATTACAAGATTAAAAGGTTACTATGTATAAATGAAGATTCTTATCTTAATATCAGATGATCTAGTGAATTACAGTGGAGGTTTGGGTGTTAGGATACAAAAACTGTTAAATTGGTTCATGACTGAACATGAATGTATGGTGTATACTACGCAACCAGTGGAACCTTATGAATACAAGGGTGTCTCTGTGAAAAGTCTTACAAAAAATACCAAATTTAAATTCTCTGGTCTTGAAACATACATTGGATCAAATTTGGAAATTATTAAGAATAGCAAATTTGTACCAGATGTGATATTGGCCACTGATCACCCCTGTATAATGTCTGGGGTGCAATTGAAGTATTATTATAACTGTAAACTGATTATCGAATTCAACTTGGCACTTTTTTCCTATGAGAAAATGTATAACCCCGAAAAATTAAATGAAGCCAACAAAATTCGGTCAAACATAATGAGGGACACAGAACAACTGGGATGCCAAGAGGCCGATGTCACTGTAATGTGTTCTGGATACTACGCAGACGTGTGCCCCTTTCAGTGTAGAAAGATGGAAGTCATTCCCAATGCCATAGATACCAAGGAGTTTGATATACCTGTAGACTTTGTGTACCCCCACGGAGACGTTCACTTGTTATATATCGGGAGATTCAATGTGCAAAAGGGTGTGGATCTCCTTCTGAATATCGATTTACCCCCTCACGTCCACTTGTATTTCGCTGGATCAGACAAGGGTGGAAACTTGTGTCCCTATGTTGTGGAAACCTGTAAGAGAAAATCAAACTTTCACTTTTTGGGAGAACTGAAGGGATCCAAAAAGGTCGGAGCGCTCCAAAAGGCGCATGCAATTCTTTTTCCGTCGAGACACGAACCATTTGGTATAGTGGGTCTAGAGGCTATGATAAGCAAAACACCACTGATAACCACCCGAACCGGAGGGATTTCCTCGTATGCAGACAGTGACATGTGCCTGGAGTGCACGGAAAATACTATAGCCGAAACAATTGATCGATTTCTGAAGAGTTCAAAGGGTGACATAGACACTATGGTAGAAAAGGCACACAAACGCGCAAAGGAATTTGACTGGGAAAAAATATTCTTAAAATATAATACATGTATAAATTTGCTGTGCTCATAGATGATAAAAACTGTGGTGGAATTACAACATGGGCAAATAATTTCAAAAAAATGTTTGGAGATGATGTAATAATTATTGAATGTCACAATCTAAAAAAAATAGAAAAATATATATTGAGGAATATAGATACAGTTATATGTTGTTTATGGAGAGTGAATGCTATTGATATATACAAAAATATTCGTCATAAAAATATAATAACAATGATTCAGTCGTTGTTATATAAGGAAAATATTAAAGAAGACGACCAGATATTTATGTTTAAAAATTCAAAACATATTGTCTTTACGAGCAAAAGCGATCAAGAGTATTTTTTGAAAAAGTATCCAGATATCAAAGTACCCACGAGTGTCATTTATAACGTTTATGTTCCAGAATACTCTTGGAGATCCTATAAACATTTGGACACTGTTGGGTACATAGGACGGTTTGTCCCTCGTAAAAGACCCGAATTGGCCATTTTGGGTCTAGAGAAGATTGATAGATTGGATGTCCCATGTTTAATGATGGGAAGTCATGACCACAATTTTTGGAGAGACCTGAAAGATAAATATAATAACCTTGAACTTGTTCCAGAAAATTTTAATGAAAATGAAAAAAATAAATTTTTTGATAGAGTGGGTATAGGATCATTTACCTCAATATATGAACCATTTGGTTACTCTTTACTGGAATTTATAGATAGAGGTATACCAGTAATAGTTGCGGACATCGATGGTCCCAGGGAAATCATAGAAGACTTTAGAGACTGTGTGTACCCCTATGAGGTAAACCAAGACTTTAATAAGGACACAGAAAATTACTCCAAGATTTTAAAGTATGTACTTTCCCTAAGTCCTGAAGAAAGAAAAAGAAATGCTCAAAAGGCCAGAGGTATATTAGAAAGATTTACACCAGAAGTAATAATTAAGGATTGGAATGAATTATTTAGTAAATATGTATAAACAAAAATGGCCTCTTTACTGGATTCCTCCCAAGGATCTTCGCACTCCTTGGTACGAATACCCCGATGATGACATAGAGAAAGGAATCGCTGTTAAACCAGAATGGACTGGGACAGGTACTTCCTCAACATTGCCGAGGCCGTGTCTCAAAGGTCCCCCGATCCCAACACCAAACATGGTTGTGTCCTGGTGGACAAAAACAATCGAGTTCTTTCGACGGGTTACAATGGTCCCATTCAGGGTCTACCCTCTGAACTCTTGGAGTGGGAAAGACCTCAAAAGTATCTATGGATGATCCACGCGGAAGACAACGCCGTCACCTTCTCGAAGTGTGACCTGGCTGGTTCCACGGCCTACATCACAGGCCGACCGTGTGTCCCTTGCCTTCGCAGGCTCGTCCAAGCGGGAGTCTCCAGAGTGGTTTTCGGGAGTCGCGAGGCCAAGTGTATCACAGAAGATGAAAAGAGAGTTACCGAACTCGTGGTTTCAGCTAAAAATATATCTTACATTATGTTAAATGGGTGATTACATAACCTACAAGGAACCAATAACAGCAAAGGGGCTCGCAGGAGCCATACAGTTTCACGACGGAGGGGACGACTTGGGAGCGACCAACATGGCCAACGTGACGCCATTTTTCGTGAATGGTGTTGAAAAGGCTTTGATTTCTACAACCGATCTTTATTGTTCAAATACCGCTGAAATCGGTGTTGATCTTTATGTACACAGAGATACCTTTTTAGATGGAAACCTTTTCGTGTACGGCAACATCACCGTGATAAGCACAAACAATTTAGTCAAAGAAGATCCAATAATAGAGTTGGCCAACAACTCCCCCGACGGAACCACCGCGGGTATAGTGATCCAGAGGCCCTCTGGAAACGTCATGATGAGCTACCTGTCCACCGAAAACGGAGGGTGCTTCGACAACACCATGGTCTTTTCCTATACCACTGGTTCGGCCTACGGATCCAAACTGGAGGTCGACCGATCCAACGACATGAATGTTTTCGTCAACGGGAAGGTTGAGATCTACAGAGACCTCAGGGTCGGTGGTGACCTCTGCCCAGCGAAGGACACGAGCACCGCGTCAAACCTATTGGTTGACACCTCCCTGCGCAGGGTCGGCATAATACAAGACGCTCCGACGAGTGTGCTAACGGTCGGCAATACCACGGATGAATACACCAACGTGAGGGTCATTAACCCAACCGCGGAACTTGTGACTGGACAATCTTCGGAAACATATTTCGATCTTTTAGAAACGGGCAACAATGTAATATTATCATACGGGACCGGAGCAAACGAGAAACATTTGGGCATAGGAACTCTCAACACAAATGAAAATCTTTATCTAGGAACTGCCAATGTGGCACGAGTCACCATCCTATCAACCGGAGAGGTTGGTCTGGACAACGTGGCTCCAGACCGCGCACTGGTCATTGGGTCTCCAGCCAATGTATCGGTAGACACGACGACCCACGAAATACTTTTTGATTCTAATGTTCTCATCAGACAAATCAATTCTGGTGGTGATCGGGTGGCCATAGGTAACCAAGCGGGTTCTTCTGGTCAAGGTAACTACGCAATTGCTATTGGTTCTAATTCAAGTCCGATTAATCAGGGAGAAGAATCCGTATCTATAGGAAGTGAAACTGATTCAGGGGGACATAGGGCTACTGCTGTGGGTAGGGGGTCTAGTGCCACTGGTGAAAGCTCTATCGCCCTGGGTCACGAATCCAATGCCTTTGCTGTCAGTTCCACCGCCCTGGGTAGGGGGTCTAGTGCCACTGGTGAAAGCTCTATCGCCCTGGGTTACTTATCCAATACATTTCATGCCAATACAATTGCACTAAACGCAACATCATCACCATTAAACACAACAGAAACAGATGCTCTCTATATAAAACCAATCAAATACGGTCAAGATGTGACTTCGGTAGATGAAGTATCTAACGTATTATCATACGATCCAGATTCTGGTCAGGTGATACATCAGTATCCTCAGTCCACCTTTTTATTGGCCACCAAATTTAACTCCGGAGAAACAATAGACAAGGGAGATGCCGTTTACATAGTTGAAAGTCAAAATGATAACGTGGCCAAGGTATCTCGTGCGATTGCCTCGGATCCAACCAAGATGCCAAGTGTTGGTATAGCTTTAGAAAATTTTAGTACTAATGGTGTACACCCAGTGGTCACGTTTGGTAAAGTGAAAGGAATTAATACCTCTGGGTTTACAGAGGGTGAAACACTCTACGTGTCCAACACTGTCGTGGGTGGACTCTCAAACCTCAAACCAACTGGAAACATATTCACAGCGAATCCAGATCTCATACAAAACGTGGGGTTTGTTGTGAGGGAGAATTCTAACGGAACCATCAAGGTGACGGGTGTGGGTCGCGCCAACGACATTCCCAACGCGAATGTACTATCAGACGATTCAACTGTCAAGTACGTCTACGTGAACACCAGTGGCAACGATCTCAAAAAGATTGAACCATCCAAACTGATCACTGGACCACTCACTCTCAGTGTAACAGGTAGGGACATGTTTCCAGAGGGCAATGTGTCCTATATAACAACGGACACGGATACTCTTAAATACTATGGAGGAGTGTTGGCACCTAATGGGAAGATTTACTGCGTACCATTTAGTGCTACTAATGTAGGAATTATAGACCCTGTAACAAATCAAATAGACACTACTACTATAACAGGAGTAACTGATACTTTTAAATACGTTGGAGGAGTGTTAGCACCTAATGGGAAGATTTACTGCGTACCACTTAATGCTAGTAATGTAGGAATTATTGACCCTGAAACAAATCAAATAGACACTTCTACTATAGCAGGGGTATCTGGTACTAGTAAGTACGCTGGAGGAGTGTTAGCACCTAATGGGAAGATTTACTGCGTACCACTTAATGCTAGTAATGTAGGAATTATTGACCCTGAAACAAATCAAATAGACACTTCTACTATAGCAGCAGGATTAACTGATACTAGTAAGTACTATGGAGGAGTGTTGGCACCTAATGGGAAGATTTACTGCGTACCATTTAATGCTAGTAATGTAGGAATTATTGACCCTGAAACAAATCAAATAGACACTTATACTATAGCAGGGGTATCTGGTACTGGTAAGTACTATGGAGGAGTGTTGGCACCTAATGGGAAGATTTACTGCGTACCATATAATGCTAGTAATGTAGGAATTATTGACCCTGTAACAAATACAATAGACACTACTACTATAACAGGAGTAACTGATACTCTTAAATACGTTGGAGGAGTGTTAGCACCTAATGGGAAGATTTACTGCGTACCACTTAATGCTAGTAATGTAGGAATTATTGACCCTGTAACAAATACAATAGACACTACTACTATAACAGGAGTAACTGATACTCTTAAGTACATTGGAGGAGTGTTAGCACCTAATGGGAAGATTTACTGCGTACCACGTGATGCTAGTAATGTAGCCGTCATAAAGACAGGGGTACCCACAGAGGGATCGTGGATTTTACAGGCGGAATTTAATAAATTCTAATAGTAATAATGACAAATCGGTTACTCCACTACGATGGCAAGAGACCCCAGGCGCACATAGAGAACCTGGTGGCCAACGTCCAAACCGGGTATGTGGGCATAGGCACAGCGACTCCAACCACCTCTCTTTCCGTGTATCATCCAACAAATAATACAGTCCTTTGGTTGGAGAGCGGTGACCCTAACGTCAATGTAACGTTCAAAGATGATACAACTACAAATAGACCATATTTACAATGTACAGGAAATGATCTCATCATGGGACACGTATCTGGTGGAAATCGCGTGGTACTAACAGATACTTCAAATCTTTCAGTAGACTCGAGTACATTTTTCGTGGATGGTGTGAACGATAAGGTGGGTATTGGGACGATAAATCCTCAGGTGCCATTACATAGTAATATAGCGGGAAGCGAAACAGGTGAATTAGACATTGCCAGATTTTCAAGTGTTAGAGCAAGCGATGGAAATTTAAGATTTTTAGACATATCATCTAACAACGCAGGTGGCTATGTAGCCTTTGACTGCTCTGGAACAACTTCTGGAAATTATATTTTCCGTCGAGGTGGGACAGAAAGAATGAGACTTACTGGTACCGGGTTAGGTATTGGGGTAATAGATCCAAATCTACTTTTTCCTCTCCAAGTCACGACGAATACCGGGACCCCTCCACGGGCACTACAACTTAACACAACAGACTGGACAATATCAGTTGGTAGTTCATTTCAGTTTGGATTTGGTGAGGCAACTGGTAATACTTATTCTGAAATTCGCGCATTACAAGGTGGTTATAACGTCTGGAGTAATTTGGTAATGCAATTAGATGGAGGTAATGTGGGTATAGGGGCAGTTCCGCGGCATAGATTTCATGTAAACACAGGTACGTCAGGTGCGAAGGTGAATGTACCAAATCAACCAAATGGAAGTATAGTTTTTGAAAATGGTAGTGGTGGTACCGCGGTACCTAATATAGTTGCTAAAAGTACACAAAACACTGGGCTTGTTATTGCAGCTTCAACACCAGAAATACCTTCCAGTAACATTGATGTTCAATTTAATGTTCTAAATAATAGCGGTACTGCTCATAGTGATACATCTATTGATAGAAAGGCGTATACGTTTAAAGTGGGTAATAACGAAAAATTAACTATATTAAGAAATGGAACTGTTACCATCCCAGGTGCTTTATCTAAAGGTTCTGGTACATTTAAAATTGATCATCCACTACCAGCCAAAACAGATACACATCATTTAGTTCACTCATTTATAGAAGGTCCACAAGCGGATTTAATTTATAGAGGCAAAATTCAACTAGTTAACGGTACTGCAACAGTTAATATAGATACTATAGCAGGAATGACAGAAGGTACTTTTACAACTCTTAATAGAGATATACAATGCTTTACATCAAACGAAACAGATTGGGATGCTGTTAAAGGAAGCGTATCAGGAAACATTCTTACTATCGAGTGTCAAAACGCATTGTCAACTGCTACAATATCTTGGATGGTAATAGGTGAAAGACAAGATAAACATATGTATGATACAGAACTTACAGATGAAAATGGTAAGATAATAGTAGAACCACTCAAGGTTGCTTTGTAACTATTACTTAGAATTTAAACAACTTACTGTCACCCCTGATGGTGTCCAGAGTAATTAACGACTCGGCGATACTGTTGAGTTTGACTCGGTGTGTCTGTAGGTCATCCAGGGTCTCTTGGTACAGCCGCTCTACCAGACCGACCACCTCTCTGTCCACCTGGGACTTGAGGTACTCGCTGGATCCCTCGTCTACCATGAGGTTGCCCAGTGACGAAAAACCATAGTTGGCAAACATCTGATAGACCATTTCGGTGACCCTTTGGAGATCCCCCACAGCTCCAGTGGTCACGTCCGCCCTCCCGAAAACCAACTCCTCGGCAGCCCTACCACCCAAAGCAATCTTCACCTGATTCTCTAGGGTGGTACGACTGACCATTCCGCCGTCCTCCTTGGGCACAAACTGCGTGAAACCTCCAGCTCCGCCGCGGGGCAGAATAGTCACCTTTCCGATCTTTTCACCCGCTAGCACACCCATGACCGCGTGCCCAGCCTCGTGGTAGGCCACCAACCGTTTGGTATTCTTATCCATGACCCGGGTCTTGGGCAGGCCTATGGTCACCTTTTCAAAGGAATTATCCACATCAACTTGGGTGATGGTCCGCCGACCGTCCCTGGCCGCATAGATCGCCGCCTCGTTCATGAGGTTCTGGAGTTCCGCGCCGCTGAAGCCCGTGGTGGTGGCGGCCAGGTCCTCCAAGGTGAGACCCTCGGTGAGTTTTTTGTTGGACGAGTGAACCCCCAGAATTTTTTGACGGCCCTCGCGATCCGGAAGGCCCACCTCGATCTTACGGTCAAATCGGCCTGGGCGGAGTATGGCCGGGTCTATCACATCTGGGCGATTGGTTGCTCCCAGGACTATGATGCCCTCGTTCTCCTTGAAGCCGTCCATCTCCGTGAGGATCTGGTTCAGGGTCTGTTCCCTCTCGTCGTTGTTGTTGCCCACTGGCGAGGGACTGCGGGACTTGGCGATGGCGTCCAACTCGTCTATGAATATGATACACGGAGCATTATCCCTGGCCACCTTGAACAGACTGCGGATCCTAGAGGCTCCCAGACCCACGAAGAGTTCTATGAACTGAGAGGCGCTGGTGGCCACGAAGGGCACTCCAGCCTCACCCGCGATGGCTCGGGCCATCAGTGTCTTACCGGTGCCAGGGGGTCCGGAGAGCAAACAGCCCTTGGGGATGATGGCCCCAGCGTCCGTGAACCTGGTGGGATTCTTGAGAAACTCTACAATTTCCTTAACCTCCAAAAGTTCCTGATCTATGCCAGCGACATCCGAAAACCTAGTGGGAACATCTTTGACCACCTCGAATTCCTTTTTGGTTCCAGGAATGGGTGGAGGCGCGGGCATGTTCCTCAACAGAAAATACAAAAAGAGTCCCCCGAAGATGTACGGAACCACGTCCAGTTCCACCGGAGGGGAGGCGATCTGGATGTTCACGGCGTGATCCCTCAGTTCCTTGAAGAATGAATCGTTTAGGACTACCTTTGCGGTGTCCAACAGACCCTCGGAGTCCATGAATCGAATCTCGGGGCTTCCTGGAAACACAACCACGTCAGTCACCGTGCCGTGATCCACCTTGGTCAAAAAGTCGGAGTACGTCGTGACCCTGGTCCTGACCCTCCTCGATGGGGACCTTCGGGTCAGTGAAGGGAGAGCACGGGGTAATGAAAGAGTATTCATTATTAAAGTTTTAGTGACTCTAATCTTTATAATGAATCTCAAGAGATTTCAGATGATGCTCAACCTCAACAAGGTCGCGGATCCACTGGTTGGGCCCATACTCATACACGAGCACATAAAGGATTCAAAGTTGGTTCAGGGGTGGGTGAAACTTCCCGGAACCAAACTTTGTTGGCACGTGTGGGTTGAGACCAAAGAGGGCGAAAGGGTCGACATCCACACCCTCACCATGGAGGTTCAACCCGAGTACGTCTACGAGAAGGAAGGAGAGGAGTTCGACTCGGATCGTCAGGTATTAGACACATGGGATCTGTATCAGCGCAGTCCGAAGGACTATTGGAAATCCAAGGCGATGGGAATTCGTTCAAAACTTCTAGCCAGTTTGAAGCAGTGTTGATTTCGGGATGCCTCTCGTGACACCACGGGTACATTGGTTCACCCACATAGTGTATGGCTTTTAGACCCTTCCCGTGACAATCCACACACGTTTGAAAACTGTCGTCTACAATAGTTGATATGTTCAGAGCCAAACACAGTTTTGATTTGGGAATCTCATCTCTGGTAAAACTGTTGGTCATCACGAGATCGTCAAAGACTCCTGGAAAATATTTGTTTAGCCAATCCTCCGTTCCCTCTCGGGCCACGGACTGTCTGCCTGTGACTGCGTAAATCCTGTGGTCCCTACCCTTCAGTTGGTACAGGGCGTAGGCGGAGTGTTTGAAGGGTTTCAGATTTTTAAACTCTTCGGACTCGTAGAACTCCCTCACCATTATGGCCGATTCCTTTTCGGTGATACCGAGAGCCTTGCTGTACAGGTAGGGGTGATGTTTGGTCGGCGGTGTCTTACCGATCCTTTTGGCCATTGGGCGGAAGAAGGGACACAGGACTTCATCTATGTCTACAGCGATTCTCGTTGTTAACATCTATTAGACTATAAATTATTTTCTTAAAGTATAATATATACAATGAATTTTAAAAATCCAGAACTCAACCCCTTTATGGAAGGATACAGTGCGTCCATTGCTAGTGATTTCTTGAGACGCAAACATGGTATAAACCATAAAAAAAAGAACGCATCAACAAGTCCTATGAAATCCTTAAAAACCAATTCTGCGAATTCTTTTAAAACTGCGTCACTTGGTTCTCCCATGAGGGCGTCTGTTGGAACTCAGAAAAAAACCAAAACACCCAAGCGGCGTGGGGTATCTATTAGATCCCAAGCTGATCTTAAGACCGAGGCTCGTCTATCTAAGAAAATTATAGTGATTGTCCCCAAGAATGCACAGGGTATTAAACTTGTGAAGTTATAATTTCTTTATCATCCCTTCCGTATATCTTGATTTCAAACTTGGTCTCCGCGACATCTGGAATGTTTTTAGAGTCCCTAAAAGCCTGGCGGAACGCGGAGATCACGCCCCCACCGATAGACGGGGCGTCCTGTTGCATGCGGTCGTACTCCTTGGAGGCCCACCCGCAAACTTCGTCCGAGGGTCTGCGATCCTCTCTGCCCATGCCCAACTCGAGAGTCATGGCTCTGTAAAACGAACCAAACTGTTTGGCTATGGCCGAGTGTTCGGCCGCCTTTTCGTCCGCTTGATAGAATTTCTTTAGGGACTGGACCAGAGAGGCGGCCAACCCCATGCCGCCCAAAATGTACATGACGGCCTCCTCGTTTTCGCCACCCGCACCCCCGAAGGCGGCGGCGCTGCTCAGCGTGGTCAAAACGATGCCCGTGAGAGCCAACTTGTCCGAGAAACCCTTCCATGATCCAGCCGCCTGGTTGTGCATCCAACGCAGTCCGGCGGCCTTCTCACCCCACGCCTTCATCAGGTCCTCCATGTGCTCGGACCAAGAGGCGGCGTTAAGCTTTTTCTTTAAGCCCCCAAGTTCCGCGGATCTAATAGCTTCCTGTTGCTCTATGCTAAGCTCGGTCATTTATTTTCCAGTAAGATAATAATTAGAGGATGCTCCAAAGGGCAAAGACGTGGGACTTTGCCACCAGGTTTATAATAAAACAGCGTGACATAAACAGACGACACAAGGCAGGCACACCAGCACACAGAACACACACAAAGGAATTTGGATTGTGGACCAAAGAAAGATTGGTTGATTTGGGGCCAACTTTTATTAAGCTTGGGCAGTTAGCTTCAACTCGGAGGGACATTTACAGTTCTGAATTTATTCAGGAACTTCAGACCCTACAAGACCAGGTTCCGCCAATTCCAGAAGATGATGTTGTAGACATTCTTGACAGAGAAGTTCCAGGGCTGTTTTCTCATGTGGACATCACACCCTTCAAGTCGGCGAGTCTGGGACAGGTCCACAAGGCTGTGCTCAACTCTGGCGTACCAGTGGTCATCAAGATTCAGAGACCCAACATAAGGGACATAGTTGACAGGGACATCAAAAACATATTGGATGTTTTAAATTTTTTGGAGTTTGTGGGTGTGAATACTGGAACTGGATCTAAAAAAATTTTTGAGGAGGCTGTGGTCTACCTCTACAACGAGTTGGACTACGAGATAGAGGCTCGAAATGGAATAACCTTTTACAACAACTTTTTAGGTACCCAGTGGGTGAGGGTTCCCAGGGTCTATTCGAAGATAATAAAGAAAAACATTTTGGTCATGGAGTGTGTGGAGGGCACCAAAATAACCGACGTCGCGGGTCCCATGCGAACCAAGGTGGCCAAGGCTCTGGTGACATCCTTCGTCACTCAGATAATGACCCACGGGGTTTTTCACGCGGATCCACACCCGGGGAATCTGGCGGTGAATCCAGAGGGACAGTTGGTCTACTACGATTTCGGACTGGTGGTCTCTCTGCCCGAGGACCTGAGAGAAAACATCTCCAAAATGTTACCTTTGGTCATTCAAAAGGACATCAGAGGTGTGGTCAATTGTTTGATTGACATGAACCTGATATTGCCCACCGCGGAAAAATCGGACATCATAGCCTTCATGGAGGCGGCCGTAAACTATTTGGAAAAGATGGACGGTAAGGCTTTCAGCATGGAGATTGCTCAGGATGAACTTTCGAGCACCTTGGCCCGCGAGAAACCTTTTCAGATCCCATCGGACTTTATATTTTTAGGAAAAAGTTTCACAACCATAGATGGTATATGTAGACAACTTGATCCAGAATTTAATTTTATAGATTACATCGAACCAATGATAGAAGAGGAAATCACAAACTCTATTAACATTGGTGAAATGGCTCGGACATCCATGGAAATACCCACACGGATAAAGACCATAGATGACACCGTGAAGGACATGGAGGCCTCGAGGGTCCGAATGAAAAGAACGTTAGAGTCCAGTCAAAATGATCTCAAAATGACCCAGATGGCCATACTTTTTGTCATTGTTTTGGAAAATGTTGCGGATTCTAATATTGCCTTGGGTGTTGTGGTGACATTTTTGTTTATTTTTCAAAAAATTCGTCGATAGATGTTTCGGGAACCACTTCGATCTCCAGTTCATCTTCGGATGACTTGGTGAAAAGTTCCTTGTGCATGTCCCATAGGACCTGTACCCTCTTGCGCTCATCTGAAGAAATCTTATTCAGCTGAGTGCGAATGGTCTTGAGGTCATTCTTTCGGGTGTCCACAATTTTTTTAGCCTTGGGGTTCTTCTGGGTCCTGGAGGAGGCGACAATCTTAAGGGGTGAAGCTATCATTTACAGTTTAGTAATATAAAATTATTCGTAATCTCTAAATGTTAAGCCCACTGGAAACCTTGGAAGGCCCTCAGGTGTCAGGTTCTGGTATTGTACGGTCAGCATCTTACCCACGTGAAGATCCTTTTCTTCCAGCCAGTTACGCCTCTGATCTACAGTCCCTCGAGGACGAACCGAAAATGTCTGACCCTTTGCTGTCTCACAAACCCAAACAACGGTCCCTGTGTCTCTGCCCCTGGCAGCCTCTGCGCCAACTATTTTGTATTCATCGGTATCAAAAGACTTGAGCTTCAGCAGGTGATTGCTCCTGTCGGCCAGGTGATACTTACCCTTTGGGTCTCTGGCCATCACACCCTCGTATCCACTCTTGGTAAACTCTTTGTGCCAGTCGTATATCAGATCCTTTGATTCGATCAACACAGTAGGAACCTTCTTGACACTGTTCATATGTTTTTTGAAAAAAGTTTTTAGATTTTCAAGTCTCTCGGTGAACGGTTCATCCATATTTTTTAGATTGAACATGTCAAATACGTGAAACTGTATTCGGTCCAGAGACTTTTCAGCCGCCGAAGATTCCAGAGATGTTCTACACATACCGGTGATCTCCTCGAAGGTTATGTCGTGGTTGTAGGACTCCCCATCTAAAAAAGTTCCCTCTGGTAACCACTCCAACTCTTTGGCTATGTGATCCATGTGTTTGACAGGTTTACCCGTTCGGCTCAACATTAAAAGTTTTCCCTCGTGTCTGCCGACCAACATTCGGACCCCGTCCAACTTGGGTTGAACGTAGAATGGTTCCGACACGTGATGGGACATCTTCTCCCAGTTGTTGGCCAACATAGGCAATAAGAGTATTCTATCCTCCAGATCCGCGAGGGACTTTACGTACCCGGCATCCATTTGCTTTTTAATAAGACTTTTTAATTCCAAATGAGCTTGTTCAAGTGGTGTGGTTTCATTCTTCTTACCGATGTTTTTACCAGATGTGATGTCTGTTCTGGTTTCGGTTTCTTTTCCACTGACTTGACCAAACTTTTTTGATATGAAAATCTTTCCATCTTCTTCGAGGACTTCACCCTTCCAGTACCTAACCTTTCCAGACTTGTCCTTTGTGTACAGCATGTTTATAGTGAATAGGAGACTTACTGCTTTATGGCACTTATCTGGCTACTGATGTTGTCCATTCTCTGAGCCTGATAGGCGGCACCCGCTGGATCCGAAAACCCCTGATTCTTGAAAAGTTTCGTTCTGGCCTTGAACATTCCCTGTCTTATCCATTCCCCAAACGCAAATATCAGGGTCACGATGACGGCGACGACAGTCGACATGGCCCAACCCAATTGCTTGGTTTCACCAGATTCTGGATCCTGGTAGGTGTATCCAAATTTGGTGTATAAGAGCAAACCAGCGAACACAAACAGGTACACCCATGCTGGTAGCCCACCTGTTGTGGTCTTATACTGTAAAGAAGCAACTTTGTTAAAAACACTCATTTATAATATTACAATATTTAAATGCTAAGAAGTAGAGTACCCATAAATTTTCCGTGGGCCCTTGGAACGAAGGATTCGCGAACAACCAGACTGTTTGATGGACGGCGCCTGGCCATGTTTAAAGACTCCAAGGGTAAGATGACAGCCCTCGAGGACGTGTGTCCCCATAGAGGGGCCAAACTTTCTTCTGGTATCGCGAGGGACGGGTGTATCGAGTGTCCCTATCACGGATGGAAGTTTGACGGAGAGGGGCGGTTGGTGTCTGTCCCAACTACCAAAAAAATTCCTAAAAATTCAGATGTAAAAAAATACCAATTGGAAGAACTTTATGATTTTGTGTGGAATGTTCCTCCAGAGAGTAAAGTTTCTCCACCCATCTACACCTTGTTAGACGATCCTAAATGGAACAGGGTGAGTGGATCCGAAGAAGTGATTGGTAACTGGATCGACTGGGTGGCCAACTCCACGGACATCAGTCACATCAACTACGTACACGACTTTGGAAACGAAAAGAACGGAACCGTTGATGAGGTCACGGTGGAGGAATACCCAGACAGGGCGGTCTGTACGGCCTACGTGAGGCCCAAGGCGGCCACCCTTTTCACCGCTCCCATACAGGTCAAAAAAAGTTTAATTAAAGTAGAGTTTGTGTACCCCAACACCACAATCATTCACATTAAACTCAAAAAACCCTATGAGTTTGTGACCTACACCACGATAACCCCACTCGATAGACACACGAGCAGAATGACGTGGACCTTCGCGCATACCCTACCCAAGTTTTTCAACGAACACTTTGGTGAACAAATGAAAAAAACAATTTTAGAAGATGAGGATATCATTTCTGAAATTCCAGATAATTTTCCATTCAAGGTGAATGTTCCTTGTGACAAACTACAGATGGTTGTCATGGATCATCTCAACCAAATGGTGATGGACAATGAGGAAAATCTTTTTACACTTTTATAATAATGGATCACCCACCAGTTGTGAATTACGGTCGCATCAAAAGGATAACCAGCCTTCCCAAGGAAAATCCAATGGAACTCGGAACGAGTGTATGTCTGGTGATTATTCTTCTGACACTAATGTATTTGTACAAAAGATACCAGGACAAATCTCGTCCACAATCTGATACTGCTGACACTCTGTGGATGTGAGGTAGATGTCTCTTTTCATCATCTGATTGAGTTTTTTGGTGGGTATCACGGTCTTTTGTTGGTAGATATTTCGGATTATCTTCATAATCTTTTCGCAACTTTTCATCTCGTCCTTCATCTCCTCATACTTTCCCCAGAACCCACTAGACATCTGGTGAATCAAAATGTAACCACTGGGCCGCATGTACCTACGGGCACCCCCCATCAATATGAAAGTCGCCGCGCTGGCACAGAGTCCGTCCGCCACGGTGTCCACAGGCACCCTGGAGGCCGAAATGTGATCCATTGCGCTCAGTCCCGCGTAAACGTCGCCGCCGTCACTCTTGATGTGAAGGGTGATCCTGGGGTTGTACCCGCGAAGTTCCACCGACCTTTTCAGAAGATCTTTGGACAATTTTAAAAGTTTTGTGTTCAACTCAAGAATGTTAGATTCGTTCACTTCTCCGTAAAAGAATACATCGGTGTCCACGACCTTCACGACCAGTGACTCTTCCTCTTCGGTCTCGGACTCTTCGTTTTCAGTCTTCGCCCAACGCATGTTTCAGCTTCTTTTTTATAGATTGAACGGCCTTTGGTTTTATCTTTGTTTTTATGGCTAGATGGTTCATGATGTCCACATCTTGTGGTTTCATTCCGTATGTGACCATCATCTCCACCGCCCTGTCTGGATCTTTTATACAATAATCTCTAACCAGGAGCATGGCGTCCACGTCCAACCTTCCCATGCTTCTGTTTTTGATGTCGGTCAACCTGTTTTGTCTCATTTTGAAATTGTTAAATTTTGTCCATGCGCTTCCAGGGCGTAGACACTCCTTGTTCAGGGTTCCGTTTATTTCCAGAGCCGGTTTCATGATTCCGTGGTGGCAGAAGTAGGGTAGAAGTTCCCACGAACCCTCATAAATCTTGGTGTCGTACATATCTGCTATGGTTAAGTCGTCCATGACACTCGCGGGATCTATGTCCTTCGCATCTATGTAATTCTCGTGAACTATTCCCCACGAGTACCCGTGGTCGTCCACATTTTCTCCAATTTCCACGTGACCTTTCTCGGTCAAGAGTGTGTGAATAAAATCCTTGGGCGACAGAAAGATATCCTTGTCGTCTGATTTTTCAAGATAGTGAAAAAGATTTCTGATGTTACCTTTGGCCTTCATAATACATTCATCAATAAATTCCTTGTTAGTCAGGGATGGATACATCAGAGACACGAGTTCAAGTTGAAGTTCATACTTCAGTGGTTCAATCTCAACACAATCACAAAAATCTACATTTTTCACTGAATGTGTGATTATTATTGTACACCCTCTGGAAAGTTTTTTTCTGGATGATATTTCTTTCCAAAGGTTACCATCCGTCTCGATGTTATCAACTATAACGTGACTACACGAATGAGATAAGAGATCTAGATTCGTTCCGTGGGACAGTTCAACTCCCTTTATGATAGAATGAATCAGGTGGGTTTTACCCACTCCAATGTTGCCGTACACACACAATGTCTCGCCAGAATTTACGTACTCCAGTATTGTTTTCACCAGAGTGTCTCGTCCAAAAACCTCGGGGTTTTTTTGTTTCTTTATTTTAACAAAGGCATCCATGACAAATGATGATGACCTTTCTGCTCAAATATTTGATATAGTTGTGAAGAACTCGAGGGTTCAACCTATATTATTTGGGGGTGTATTTTTTAACTTACTCATCTTGGGTATTCTGATTTTCATTCTCCTCAAGGTTAATGCCATCCACTTCGTCCTCACGCACCCCTAATTCACAGTCGTAAAACTCTTCATTCTTTCGACCACTTACCAATCCCTTATATTTGAGAGAATTCAACTCTCTGATCAGTGATTGATTGTGTGGTTTGGTTTCCAAAAACTTTTTGGCAACCGTGGATGTGATGATGGCCTCTTTGGTTCCGTCGAAGGGATCTATGGGTTTCACGGTGGATATTTCTGGAATGTTAACATCTTCATTGGTGAACTTTCTTTCAAAGTCTCTCAATACGTCACCTGGCACCGGTGGAGACTGTTCAATGAGACGATCGAATTCTGATCTACAAATATCCACCATATTACTCCCATCGTGACTTCTCTCTGTGATGGGGAGATTGAGTTCCAGTCTGATGGATCGGGATAACTTACCGTAGTGTATCGAACTCACTCTGTGACTCTCTTGAAGTTCGTTGATTTTTAAAAATTGCGAAACCGTCGTGAGAATCGCGGCGAATAGGTTGAGGGCGCCTATTCCAGCGGGAACGTACTCGTGCCACGCGGGTGGGAAAGTCTCCTGCGCAAAGTTGGCGGTGCCGGTGATGGTGCTAATAATAATTATTGGTAGGGTGTACCTCATGCTAGATCTCTTAAATTTCTGATGTGACTTGTAGTGTAGGTATCTGTAACAGGCACATGATTCTCCCCACGCTTTTAAAATCTTTTCGTGTTGTGGGTGCCACTTTTTTTTAATTTTGGGATGATGCGTTTCCATATACTTAAAAGAAACGCACATAATTATTTTATAATGGCCACCACCGTCGCTCGATCCTTTGCGTCCTTTTCCAAGCGTGTTCACCCACCACCCAAGACCCCCAAGAATCCCTCCAAACCACCCAAGGTTGCCAAGTTTGCTGAGAATGTGGGTGGTCGACTGGCCATGCAGGGTCTAACTTGGGGCGGAGCCACCCGTTTGATGATGAACGAGCACTTTCAGGACCAACTCAGCGATCCCCACAACCTCATGACCGCCGCGGCTGTGACTTCGCTCGTGTGTGTCGCGTCGACCATCACTGCCAAGGACACCGACCACGAGAGCTACTTCGCGTGGACTCCAGAGGCTGAGACCCTGAACGGCCGAGTGGCCATGATGGGGATTCTGGCCGCCTTTGTATTAAATGTTTAGAAATAGTATACATGAAGATCCTTCTGCGTAAAAGTCCCAAAGGGGACAAAAAGTTCAGAGCAACCTTACCAAACGGAAAAACGGTCGACTTTGGAGCCAAGGGTTACTCGGATTACACCATACACAAGACCCCACAGAGGATGCGTCTCTATGTACAGAGACACGGAGGAACGGTTCCGTCGCCAACTGGTAATTTACAATCAAAAATGCTCAAAGTGGCCAAGAGTAACAAGGAAAATTGGTCACTCAAAGGAGTGGATACGGCTGGTTTTTGGTCTAGGTGGTTGTTGTGGAGTCACCCCACTTTGGAAGGTGCGATGAAAATCATGAAGAATAAGTTTGGCCTCGACATTTCATACAGGTCCAGATAAAGGATGGTATCCCCATTGTGTAGTATATGGGATACATTGGTCCCCTGTGATCGCTAACCTCAAAATTCAGCTTGCTGCGAATGTCCCTGGAGTCGGTGCCAGTAACATCTTCCCAGTGGGTCCGAAAATATCTCAGACTACACAGTGAATTTTTCCAAAAAAGTTTTCGACAAATCATATTAGTAATATAATTGTTCGGTGTCATAAATTTTTACGGTGTAGTCGCCCGTTTTCCCAGTGACCGCAACCTTCTCACCCCCGTACAGTTCCTGGCACCCTATGTCCTCCGTACACTCCCTGTCCTGGTGGGTTATCGGCAGAGAGTAGATCTGTTCACCCGGTGAACCCGAGTAGTACTGGTAGCGATCCCTGTAGCCCCTGGATTCCCTGCCGTACAGGGGCAGAATGTCCCCGCCGCCGCCCAACAAGAGACCCATCTGCTGAAACTGTTTGGGTTTGTAATGTTTGTAGGGCGCCCCGCGGAACTCTGGTTCCCTTCTGACCCTGGGCTCCACGTATACTGGGTACGGCACCACTATCTCTTCTGTGGGTATAATCTGTGCGTTCCTGTTGTAAAGTTGAGTACCGAGAATCAAAACTAATACTAAAAGTATAACGGTTAAAGCAATCATCTTTATTTATACATATGATAATAATTAGTATAGATGTAGGGTACCACAACATGGCACTTGTTAAACTTAAAGCGGATCAGGAACACGTGTTACACACCGAAGAAGTTCACGTGATTGATCTCACCAAGTTGCCCCACAGAAAGGTATGTAGAATGGAGTGTACAATACCTCACACGTCCGAGGTGGCTGATCTCATGGCTCACTTTATCCAAGAGTACGGGGAGCTCTTGGATGAAGCCGACAAGATCCTCGTGGAACGCCAACCACCCACAGGACTTACACAGATAGAAACCCTGCTCCTTTATCTGTACAGATCCAAGACCCACCTGGTTTCGCCCAACGCCATGCACAATCACTTCCGCATAGGTCAATACGAATACGACAGGAGGAAGGAGGAAACCGTCAAGATTGCCGAATCATTTCTGGAGGGCTTCGACAACCTCGGTAGGGTTCACGACGCCTCTGACGCCGTGTGTCTCGCTCTTTTCCACACCCATAAAGATAGAGAGAGGGCGCGTCTAAAAAGAATAGATAGAACCCTTCCATTCGATAAGTATAGATATGAAAATACAGTTTGAGGGGCACAAAGGTATAGTTGACATACACACAAATGAAGTCACCTTCTATGGCATGGTTTTTTCGGGTATATTGGCTGCCGTAAAATACCTGAAATCACTTCCCGTTGGACCCGAATATCAACCGTGGTTCTACAGGGGTAAGAAGGGGTTTATGGATCCAGCGGACGGTTCCATCTTCTTGGAGGATCACTGGTTACCAGATGCCGACTTTGCCGAAAATTTTATAAAAACTAAAGGTAAATGGTAGACATTAAGAAAAAACTTTCTGAACTGCGTAAAACCAAGGGAAAGGTCTACGCACCCCTCAAATACTTTAAGGGTCTCACCTCCGAAAAGGAGGTCGAACAGAGGTACAACCGAATCCTAAAGGGATCCAAGACCAACAGCGGTGATCCCAGGGCCTATAGACCCTTTAAGACTGATAAGGGTAAAAAGGTTAGAACCTCCTCACACACCACAAAGTTTTACAAAAAGTTTCCCGAAGCAAAAAGTTTGGTCAATAAGTCCAAAGTAACTGGAGTTCCACTTCCAATAATTAAAGAGGTCTACAATAAGGGGTTGGCGGCGTGGCGGACCGGACACCGTCCCGGAGCTACTCCACAGGCGTGGGGGTACGCGAGGGTTCACAGTTTTCTGATGAGGGGTCCGACCTATCGCACAGCTGATCAATACCTCGTGAAGGAGGCGAAGAAGAAGATGTCTCCGACAAATCGTCGGAGGTGGGAGAGACGTTGATGGGCGGAGCGTCCAAGAGTTCCATTTCGAATTTGTTCGGAGCCGTGGGGGTCACGGTGACCATCCTACAGGTTCGCACCTGTACGTGTCGGGCTGGGGGTACGATGACAGGTTTACACAACAGTGAATACATATAAAAGAGTGACACATTATTAATATATAATGAATCTAAGGGTCAAGAAGATCAGTCCCGATGCCCAACTTCCTACTCGTGGTTCAGAAGGTGCCGCTGGATACGATCTCCAAAGCGTTGAGTCATGTGTTATCCTCCCTGGCAAAAGGGCCGTGGTCGCCACAGGCCTATCCATCGAACTCCCCCCTGGCGTGTATGGCAGGATTGCGCCTCGTTCGGGTCTGGCTGTGAAGCACGGTATCCAGGTCGGAGCGGGTGTCGTGGACGCCGACTACCGCGGAGAGGTCAAGGTGGTTCTTTTCAATCACGATAGCAACCCCTATGTGATCAAACCCGGATACCGTATCGCTCAATTGGTCCTGGAGCGCTGCGAGACTCCTTCGGTGGAGGAGATCTTTGATAGTTCCGACACTCAGAGGGGCGAGGGGGGTTTTGGGTCAACGGGACAATAAATAATCAAAGTATTCTTTTTGAGAAATGTAGACCGCCACGAAAAAACAAAGTACCCCAATTAAGATGTGAACCCAATGAGGAGGACACTTGGCCATCCCAAACACTGCCGACACTGCGCAGTGTTGGTCGTGGTGAGCCAGACCCCAAAACAATGAATTTATCACAAAAAATAAAAGTGCGATCATATTATAATAATGTCTAACTTTTATTTTTACAGTGGCATTGGCGCCCTTCTGTACTCTGTGTTTGCTGGAGCCAAATACTACGCTTTAACTGGGAAAGGTTTTGTGTCCTCTAAGAGAGCCAAAAGTATGATTAACAGTGGGGATATAAAATTGGTGATTGACGTTAGAACCAAATTTGAATGGGACAGGGGTCACTACGAGGGTGCCAAACACATCCCAATCACAAGTTTAAAGGAATCCAAATTTAAGGGTGTTCCCAGAGACACTGGAATACTGGTGTACTGTAACACGGGACAAAGAGCGCGAAGTGCCGCAGACACGATAAGAGGGTACGGATTTGAAAATGTTTTTTATATCGAAGGTGGATACTGGACACTTACTTAAAAATAATAAAACTTAATTTTATATTATATGGAATTCAACCTCATTCGTATGAAACCCACTGGTGGATACGTCACCGTGACGGATCGCAGGAACAAACCTCGTTTGATGTGTTTCAGGGACCTTAAGTCTGCCAATAATTGTAAGTATCAATTGGCATCCTTTAGGGCAGATAAAGGTCATTGGCCTGACATGGATCTCTCGAACCCTCATTCGATGGTGCCCCGAAAGGATTCCATGAAGTCGAGACACCCAGAGGAAGTCTTGGAATATTTAGAGATTGACACAGTTGATATGGAAAACATCACAAAAATATCACAGTATAACAACTTGTCAATTTTGTACTGTCACAACTTTGAATCTACACTTTCTGGTAACATGTTATCAATGGAATTTAGTGCTCAAGAGATTGACATGGATGTTGATAACTTTGCCTACATCAGAGAACTGAACTATAATTACTACAAATCTGATTGATCGGGATACACGATTCAGTTTCGTTACACCACGTGTATCCAGCAGTCGGGATACATCCCCATTCGTCCTTGTCCGACCCCAGGATCAGACCCACGTTGTCGTTATCAAAAAGAATTCCAAAGAGGCGAATGGCGTTGGCGGAAGTTGCGACACTGGCAATCACAAGAGCACCGAGAAGAATGTTCTTCATTGTTATATTAATATATGGTATTTATTTTTTATCTATGTAACCACACATAAAGTCTACACACGTTGAATGAATAAAATGGAGGCAACCTATTGTGTCATTGACAGTTCCGGTTCCATGGCCCAGTGTATCGGTGATACCATTGGAGGTTTTAATCTTTTCCTGGACCATCAACCCAAGGACAATCTTATTACCACCTATACATTTGATAACAATGTGAAGGAAATGTATAGGTGCTCCCCGGCGTCCGAAGCCCAGAGGTTGAACACGGTGAACTATCGCCCCTACGGCGGAACGGCCCTTCTGGATGCCATGGGGCGAGCCATCACTGTGGCGTCAAATTGTACGGCGGACACCGTAAATGTAGTCATCCTGACAGATGGTGAGGAGAATTCTAGTAAGGAATTTACAAAGTCTCAAATTTCTAAAATGATTGAGGATCGCAAGAGGGAAGGTTGGAATTTCATCTTCCTGGGAGCCAATCAGGATGCCATTAAGGTGGCAAAAAGCTACGGCATCCCCCAAGGTGGAGCGATGACCTTCGACACCAATTGTGTTGATAAGGTTTTCCGTTCAACATCGGAGGCCCTGGATCGCGCGAGGTCCGGTGCCACCCAGGGCGTGGAATTCTCACAGTTAGATCGTTCCACAAGTTGCCCCGCGTAATTGATGAATATGATTCCAACAATAATACTTGCCCTTCAAAAAGTAAAAAGGTCCCTGACACACCTGAAGTGGATCACCACTAAAGTATCCCCCCTTCATACAACATTCCATAATTAAAAGAATAGCACAATATAATTTTAATTATGGATCCACCACAAGTTCGTAAAAAGCAACAGGCCAAGGAAAAGGCCAAGTCCAAGGGTAAAGTATATTCACAAAAACACATCCGCATGGTCACAGAACTACGCGAAAAGTCCGCACAGAACCCTGATCCTCAGAAGAAAGTATCTTGAATTTGGGTGTCTTGACCAACTTGGCCCCGCCTTTGGTCACAAATGATTTCATCTTCTTAAGTTCACCAGGACTCATCTTTCTGGTGTACTTAAGAGCCACTGTATTTTTTCCGATTTTTAAGCGAGTGCTACTCATTATTATTTACGCAGAGTTTTTTCCAGACAATTGAACTCCTTGACTGGGCGTTCGGGCTTGAAGGGCTTCGCGGACACTAGACGTTCTGGCTTGAAAGGCTTCGCGCATACTGGGGGCATTTCCCGATCCTCACGTTCTTCGTACTTTGAAGGTTTCTGACAATACATTGTATTACTACATACTTTTATTTCTTTAATTGCTGAAGGCCAACCCAGCCATACCCTTCTTTATGCGGAGGACATTAAAGTTCACCGCATTGAGGAATATTGTTGATTTTGTACCACCTGTTACATTTTTCATTTTCATCTCGGCGTTATCAAGCCGAGAAAAGTTGCACGTGCCCGTGGGGATGTGCTTGGACGCCTTCTGAGCGAAGGAATACATTTTCATGGAGTAACCTCCATTTTGACCTGACGTACCCTTTAATAACTCACTCGCGTGTTCAGAATGGTAGTACCCTTGAATATGTGCAAAGTATTTATCAGGCATATCATCATTAAACAACGCGGTACCATTGAGGTAAATCATAACATCACCTGTGTTGAAAGTATCAGATGCTGCATTAGACCAATGCAGAGACTTTACCGGATGGTTTAACAGTGAAAGATCGAAAACCGGGCTTGTATCAGTTCCACTGGTCACTGGAATTCTCTGAACCTGTTCGATGAGTAATTCGTGGTCGTTGTTCACAAACCAGTCTCTTTCATCCGTGTCGAGCATGATGTAATTTGCATAGAAGTCAATTGCACCCGGATCACCCGTCGAGAACTTAATCTTTATTTCAATTTCGTGATATTGAAGGGCCACCAGAGGTAAAGGTGTACTATCACAGAAGAAGAAATGAAGTGGTAACATGGTAGAATTTAAATTTTTTGTACGAATATTCGCATCATTAGAACTATCATTGTTAATAAAAGCAAAACTCTTTGCACCTGAATCAACCAAAAACTTCTGCCAATGTAGAACCATAAAAGACGCATCTTGGCGGTCGACTAACTGACCACCGATATAGAGTTCAAAAATTGCTGGATTTGCTGTATCTGCATTAATACCATTACCACCGACGGTTGTACCTTTAAGGTCCAGCCAAATATAAGACAAGAGATCACCCTTATTGGTAATCTTCAGTGTAACTTCGCTGTTGGCTCCAATAGACCCGAGAGGCACCAACTTGACGGGCTTCATGGCAAAATTCGTGTGACGAGCATACTTCTGGCGAAAAAAAGAAACCTCGGGCTTGCCTGTGAGGTAGGCATCCTGGACACCCTTTGCAACTAGATCGACTAATGCTCCCGACATTGTTTTACTACTATACGATATTAAAAAAATCGGGCGCCAATAACACAAAGGAATGGTAGTCTTTCAGGCTCTCTCGTGGGAAGCCAGAGACTGTGGAGACGAAGAGAACGATGAACCCAGGGAGTATCTTATCAGCATCTTTGGTCGCACTGAGGACGGAAAGTCTGTCAGTGTTACCACACCCTTCAAACCCTACTTCTTCATAAAGTTGGATAAGAACGTGACAGAACACGCCATCAAGACCCAGTGGTCCAAACTGGAAAAGCTCGCCGACTCATATGAACTTCTCAGGTCTAAGGATCTTTGGGGCTTTCAGAACAATGAGAAGTTTCCATTCATGAAGGTGAACTTTAACTCTTTGGAAAACATGCGAAAGTGTAACGGCAGACTCAGGTATCAGACCCCGCCTGTCAAGGTGTTCGAGGCCAACCTGGATCCCGTCCTGAGGTTCATGCACCGTTCTGGAATTCAGTCCACTGGATGGATGGATACTGGGACCGAGTGTGTCCGCGCTAATCTGACTCACTGTGATATTGATCTATTCTGTAACGACTGGAAAACTCTTAAGCCAGTTCAGAAGGATGACGTGGCACCCTTTGTGGTGGCCTCCTTTGATATTGAATCCTACAGTTCCACTGGAAAGTTTCCAAACCCTAAGATTCCGGGTGACGCGGTATTTCAGGTGGCCTTCACCTTGAAAAAGTTGGGTTCCGCTGACATCCACGAGCGGGTCTGTTTCTGCTACAAGGAGACTGCCCAACCACCCAATGGAACCGTGATGTGCTACCCCACAGAGCGCGATCTACTCTTGGCTGTGAGGGAGTACATAGTAACTTCTGATTTTGATATTCTCACTGGATGGAACATCTTCGGGTTTGACTTGGAATATCTTTCCGAGCGGGCTGTTATCACCGATTGCCTGGATGAGTTTTCGCAACTGGGGAAAATCAAGGAGCACCGATCCGCTCTGACCATCAAGAAATTGTCTTCGAGTGCTCTGGGTGACAACCTTTTGAAACTTCTTCCCATGCCTGGAAGATTCATCTTCGATCTTTTCCACGAGGTGAAGCGTGAGCACAAGTTGGAATCCTACAAGTTGGACTTTGTGTCCAACCACTTCTTGGGTGACCGCAAGATTGACATGTCTCCCAAGGAAATGTTTAAGCGCTTCGTGGCCGAGGACCCTCACGAACTCATGGAGGTGGCCGAGTACTGTATCAAGGATACCGAACTTCCTCACAGGTTGGTTGACAAACTTTGTAATCTCCTGAACCTCATGGAGATGGCCAAGATTACCTGGGTGCCCATAAATTATCTGGTCGAGCGGGGTCAGCAGATCAAGGTGTTCAGTCAGATCTGTCGCAAGGCCCGTGAGAAGGGTTTCATGGTCCCAACCATCCAGTACGGGAAGGTACCCCACGAACAATACGAGGGTGCGACCGTGCTGGATGCTCAAAAGGGAGCCTACTACACTCCAATCACGGCTCTGGATTTCGAGGGTCTGTATCCATCGATCATGATGGCTCACAACCTTTGCTACTCCACTCTGGTGATGGACCCCAAGTATGACAATTTACCTGGGATCAACTATGAGAGCTTCGATATTGATGGAAAAACCTACAAGTTTGTTCAAGATGTCCCCAGTCTGATTCCAGAAATTCTTTTGGAACTGAAGATGGCCCGTAAACAGGCCAAGAAGGACATGGCCACGGCCACCGGACAGATGAAGGCTGTGTACAACGGCAAACAGTTGGCCTACAAGATCTCGGGCAACTCGGTCTACGGATTCACAGGGGCCGGAAAGGGCATGCTTCCCTGTGTGCCCATAGCGGCCACCGTAACCTACGAGGGCAGGCACATGATTGAACAGACCAAGGATAAGGTGGAGGCGGAGTTTCCAGGTGCCATCGTGAGGGACGGG